TAGTTCCATTGCATTGTATGTATATTCCATTGTACGCTAAATGAGATATAGGTAAATCTGGAATATCATGCGTTGTGCTAATACGTCCTTTGACATTTGCGCCTTGACTGATGTTGTACCAAACGCCTACATACATCATGTTTCCATTTTGGAACACTACAGCAACTTCAAAACCAATACGTGAGCCAGTTGCATTTACCAACTCTATATCAGCAGATACGGTTACAGTTTTACCCCTCCAATTTGGCAATTCTGTTGAATTAAAGTATAATGCACCTTGAGCCGGATCAGTTAAATATTTATCACTGCCAAGTATATAATTTCTACCGCCGATTTTAATATCTGTAGTCTTAGAATTAACTAAATCATTTACATATTCTTCGGATGCAAACGTTTTCCAATCGCCTTTAGCAGTTGGACTGATACCTACACGGAATCGTAGTTTTTCTTCGCTGTGTTCAGCTTTTACAATATCAAAAGAACTTAACATACCACCTACGGTATTGCTTCGGTAATACGAAATACCGCCACCACCACCCGCACCCGGAACATCGGGGTAATTAACTGCCGATGGCGCATTATATGCAAACGCTTGTAAACCACCCGAATTTTTTGGATGGCTGTTTGCATCTTGTTTGTTAGAAATAGCAATCGAGTTTACATAAACAGTTCCGCCAAAAGTCAGATCAAGCTGACCCATAGCTGTACCAACAGACAAAGTCTGTAGAAATGTATTTCCGCCGTCAATTTGCTCTTTTCTTACCTTTTTTGCCATGTTACTTTAAATAAAAAACTTCTACTTCATCTGTTGCTATAATATCGGTTGGTAATGATGCCTGTGTTAATCGCAGGTTGTTACCGTTTATCTGTTGTGCTGCCAATGGTTGTTTTAAACCGTTTAGAAACACTAATAATTTTTGCGCTAACGCATTACTTTGCGATAAAGCAAGGTTTACTACACCACCCGAAATATTGCCCGGAACAATTGTAAATACTTCTTGGTACACCGTAACACCCAATGACAGAATGAATGCCGTTAAGACTTCAGCACTCCAAACCTGCCCGGTGTTATCCGTACCCGCTTGCAATTGCTGCATTGTTCCTTTCGTGTAGGTTGTATCATTATCTGTAAAATTGCCCGTTACTATGGTACCGTCACGTAATGTTATTTCGATTGTTTTGTTGGTGGTTCCGGTTACAACAATTTTTTGAACTCCTTTCGGATCGGTTTCCTGTGTCAAAAAAACCGATGTATCAATGAAACCATGTAACACGTCCCAATCCGAACCGCTCCACGCAACGTTAGAGCCTGCCGGGTAATTTTTACCCTGGTAACTAAACGCATCAATTATATTATAAACATCGCCTGTCTTTTGACCGGAACCTGGTAATGATCCAAAATTTTGAACGGTTCCTTTCCAACTTAAAACCGATGCCAAACGTGCGTTTAAATAGTTTACCAATACATCGGGCGCAATTACACCAGGTACATTACTTGTACCTGCATTTAAAAGTGCAGCCGTTAAAGTGCTGTAGGTAGTATCAAGATCAATAAAAGAACTTTGTAGCGTTGAGCCGTCTTGAAACGTTATTGTAAGTGTTTTTGAACCTGTGCCCGAAAAACCGATATTAGTGACTACCTTATTTTGTAAGGCAGATAAATTGATTACCGGATTTTTCGGATCGGTGTTATCAACGCCCGTTCCGGTAACAGAGTTTACCAGCTGACCTTCTACCTGTGCCTGTCTAAGTGCTTTAGCCATTTTTTATTATGATTTTGATTGATAGTGTACAACAACTGTATCGCCTAGTTCCACACCGTATTCAACACTTACTTTACTAATAATTACTTGATTTCCGTTTACATCTATATCGCTTGGTGATATGATGGTACCGCGAACCGCTACTAACAAACTGCTTTTAATTGGTTCGGCTTGTGTTGGTAAAACCACCTTATTGTTTTGCAAATGGCTCACATCTATTAAAAACTGCTCGGTTCTTTGTTCACGTCCAATTTGACTTTTTAACTCAATGATTTCAGCAATCAAACAATTAAATTCTTCTGCGGTAACAATTTCGTTTGATGGAATGTTTTGCGTTTCAACAGCAATAAGTTTTTGAGCATTATCCCTTTTTACTTCTATATCTTCAATTCTCATAACTTCAATTATAAATAGTGCAGAATCAGTTTTGGCGCAATAATAGGCGCGCTTGAAATGTTTAATTGAATTTGAACAGCTGTAGGTGTGTACAATAACTTTGCATCAATGATAAGCCCAATATCACCCAAGGTACTACCGTTGTGTTGTTTCATATTGCGAATCACTTTTGTTTGGCTGACTGTAAAATCATCAATCCAAACCAAATCCCAATCAAACGCACGTTTTACAATGTTGATATCAACAGATGCGCTAATATCTTTTACATAACCGCCACTTTGTGTAAAATCAAAGTCCGGTAATTGGTAAATTTTTATTTTTGGCAGCCTTTTTAATTGGCTGTAATTAAATGTTCCGATACTGCCTGCATTGCCGATTTTTGCCGATTTTGCACTGTAAGCAGGTAAACTTTCCAAAGAAGTGTTATTGTTTGGATTTGTGTTGAAATTTCCGTTTTCAATTACTTCATCAATAGCAATCATTGCACCCATTGGTGAAGCTGTAAAAGGAATAATTTCACCGTTATAAGTAAATGCACCTTCGCTTACTTGTGTATTAAGTGCGTTAGGTTCCATGCCCCATAAAACAGTATAATTTTCGTGCATACCTGCCAAACCTTTAATAGCTAAAAAGTTATTATCTTGCAGATAGTTCATTGTTTTTTGCGTGAATGGGAAACCAGTTCCCGATGGAATAACCTTTTTCATATTTCAACAATTTTATATTGTTTGGAAAATAATTTGTAATAATTAATTTGCGCATTCATTTGATTTTTAAAACTGTTTAATGAATACGGTATAAACACTTCAAAATCGTACTCTAAATAGTAATCTATATCGTTATAGATGTACACTGGATAATCAGTTGAAGTATGTATATAAATTGGCTTATCATCGTCAATTGTATAAATCCATAAAGGCAAGCGGGGTTTTAAATTATTTACCCTTATTCTGCGCAGTGTATTATCAAATTTATCATTCAACATCTTTTGCAGATAACACACCTGTCCGTTGTGGTTTATTCTGTATTCCGAGTCAGTCTTGAACCTTAAAAATTCATCGTGCTTAGTTCGTATCGGAGCTAAAGAGCAATCAATAAAAGCCAACAATACCGACTTTTTAACCGTTGGTAAAATCAGATCGCGCACAAGCTTAAACCAATTGACGTTGTATATTTTTTTAATCGGCATAAGGGAAAAAGTTTATAGTACTGGTTTGTTCGTCTAACTTCATATAACCTGCATCGGTAATTCTAACCTCGTTTATCTTACCGACATTTTTATTAGATGTTGAATCATAACTATGCGTCCCGTACTTACTCCACGCACCAAGAATTTTTACCATTTTTACACCAGGAACTGTCTGTAATTCATCTTGAAGATTGGTTTCTACAAATGCACCGTTAAAACGTAGTGATTTTAAATAATCTTTAATTGCATCCAAAACAGGTGTACTTCCGGTTCCGTCTAATCTTGAACCATCACCCGCCAATATTTCGGGATTGTAATAAATATCCAATGTTAGTTTTAAATCGTCCGCTTCGTCAGATGTAGAAATAACATAAGTTCCGGCATCAGTTACATTGTTCATATAACTTGTAAAAGCATTCAGTTCTGCAATCGAAAGCGGTGCAAGTTCTGAACCAACCATTTTTACAACCTTCATACGTAAATAGCCTTGCATTTTTACAGGTGCAGCATTGGCGATAATTTTTGAATTGGCAATCTGCTCATCGGTTAAGCCTGTATCATCATAAACATCGGTTTCAGTCAAACTATAACCAAACCTAAAAGCAAGGGCTTTTTCACGGTACCAGTTACGGGTATGAATACGGCTGTTTGCAATTTGTTCGTTTATTTCGCTTTGGTTTTGATCCAACAACTTTTCAAAGAACCATATAACAAAAGCGATCACGTTAAATAGTATGTTTTCAATTGAAACTTTACTAAACTGTTCTTCGAATGTTTTTACCGGATCCAGTTCGTATTTTTCAATAATGGTTTCGTTTGATATCCACTGATCTGTAATCTGTAGTTTTATTTCTTTTAACTCACGTGCCATAACTATAATATAAATGGTAAAACCTGTGGGAAAACGTAATCTGATGTGTCGTTTATATTTTCATCATCAGCCGATGCAGTTGCGATCTGCTGATTTCTTCGTCTAAAATATTCTTCAATATCAAGATTTTCGTACTGTGATGTTTTTATGTTCAGCTTTTCATCAATCGCCAGTGCATCTGTAATAGATCTGTCATTATCCAATGCTATTTCAAAAACACTTCTAATATCACCTTGACATTGAACAGCAACATCAAGAAGATTTTGATTATACAGTACGCTTACTTTTTTCATCGTTCCAATTCTTTAATTCTATTTTTCAAATCTTGGTTTTCACGTTTTAACGAAGTAATAATTCTTCCTTGAAGCTCATTTTCTTCATTAAGAAGCTTTATTTTTCGGTCGTATGTATCAACCAAATCTTTAAACTTAATTTCATACCGGGAATGCAAATCATCAAGGGATTTTTGATATAATGAAATTATCTTACCGTCGTTGTCAATTTCCTTATTTTCATTTTCAGCCTTCATCCCGGCTATTGTTTCATTGTATTTTTGCTTTTCTAAAAACCAAAGGAGAATACCACCGCTACCAAACAAAAAACCTAGTAAGCTTATTAGATGTTCTGATAAAAACTGTATCATTTTTTTACGTGTGTTGTTATTAAGTCTTTTATTTCGTTGTAATCTTTATTATCAATTGCTAAATGTGTTTTAACACGTTTTTCAAGTTCGAAACGGCTTTGATTAGTTTTTACAAGGTTTACGATATTTGCACCCAACAAAGGATCTGACTTTAATTCGCCCTGGTTCATCTGTAGGATTATTGAAACTTCCTGCATAAGCGTTTCACCAATTTGCAACGATTTGTTTTTTACGATCAAATCATTGTTTTCATCTAATAACATTCCTTTTCCTGCCATATCAATCGCCTTGTATAATTCCTTTACCCGTTACCGCTCCGCCTGTAGCAGAAGTACCCGTTACAACCGTTTCACGCATAACCACATATTTTTCAATGGCACTAGCTATATCATCGGCTAATTTTTTCCTTGCCTGTTTTGGATCTACAACAACATCACTTTGAGAATCAAAAGCTTTTTGTAGTAATACCGATAGTGCTTCTTTGGTAATTGATGCCATATTTTATTCTATTAAAATGGTATTTAAACGCTCTTTAATCAGGTTCATTGCAGCCACATTTATTGTATTTCCCTGGATAACTATGATTTTGTTTAATTCGTCAATCAAATCGTTAAGAACCTGCTTTAAACTTTCATTGTTCTGCTTTACAACAAATCCGTCAACCTTAATGGTTAGATTTGATTTTCCTGTTGTAAAACTTATTTCTTCGGTATCTTCTGCATGTATTAAAAAAGCATTCGCATCATTACCGTTAATTACACCCAATAAAACAAGACTGTCTTTTTTGGGTTTCTTGACGATTTCGCCAATTCCTAATACTACATCATAGATTTCAAGATCATCAAGTAAGCCTATGCAATCACAGGTTTTATTTTCCCAGTCAACACTTATTACTTTTGCCCATACATTGGCAACCGCAATAGTTTCTTTGTTTTTCTGATTAAGTATTTTACTAAAGTCTGCTATTGCCGTCATTGATCTTATCGCCTAAAGTTATTTCTTGCCTAATACCGTTAATATTAAATGTTTTACTTACTGCTTCAATGTAATACACACCGTTACGATCATCATAAAGCGAGCTTTTAAGATTAACTTTTAACCCGTGTTTAACTGTTGGTATTCCAAAAGCTGTAAAGGATCCGTCAAAACGATCTTGTTTAAAGCGTTCGTATTCCTTTTGAGCCAGTTCTTTTAATTCTGCAAGGACTGTTATATTGTAAAACACTAGCTGCCTTTCGTTACCGTCTGCATCGCCTATATTGTCAACAGATATTTTTTTGCCGTTGTGCAATGTAGAAACTGCCTTTATTTTTACGCGTACTTCATCTTTTCTGCGGTAATTCAGCGATGTACTAACACAAGTGCGTTCTAAATGAAATGGGACTGTTGCGCTTTCGGTTTTGGTTGTGTAGTATTTTCCACATACAAGCATTTTACCATCCATCCAGGTGTACAAACCCCAATCACTTTGAAGCTTATCCAATACTGCACCTACCTGCGTTTTTGCCAATCTAACAGAACCAAGAGTAACACCGTCAAGCGCATTTATGTTATAACCCGGAACAATAGTTTTAAGCAGGCTTTCAAGGGTTGTGCTTTTAGATGAATAGTTTACAGGCATTTGCTTTATCTTAAACATTTCATCTTCAAATTCAATCTTTATCGGAATATCAGCACCGACACGGCTTATATACCCGGTAAATTCTTCATATAATCTGCCGTTATAACCAAAGTAAATTGTCAGTGCATCACCGCGTTGAAAAACATCCCGAACCTTACGTTTATTAAAATCGGTAACATTACGTGGCAATGAAATAGATCCTTTCGAAACCATTTCTTTAAAGCTTGATTTAAATTCGATTTCGTGTACCCGTCTAATAACAATCTGATCCCTTCGTTCGTTTTTATGAAAAACGATTTTACAACACATTGCTAAAGTCATGGGTTATAAATTATTTCAATTGCTTCATCACTTATCAACTGAAACTGAAAAGCTACTACACCAGGTGTCGCTTGTGGTATGTTATCATTCCAATCTTGTAAACAAACGCGGTTTATATTTCGATCTGTAAAAAGACTACCCACGATTTCAATTGAATCAGCAAGACTTTCAAATTTTAAAAGTTCCTTTAGTTGGCTTTGTGCGCTTCGGTTCGGTTCGTCCAAACACAAACCTCGTACATCAATAACCCAGTCATCAAAACCAAAAATTTCTTTCACCGTTCCGTTGCTGCCTAAAACATTTGTTCTAGTTATGTTTTTAGCACGACGGAACTGAAACATTGTTGCAGGCGGTAAAGAAAAAGTTTGAAGCGCTTTTTCTACCAATTCACCTTTCATATCATACTCCAAATATTTTCCACCTTGAAAAGTTGCATTGAATAATACAGGCGTACCCATCCAAGACATATCTCTAGAATCTGTATAATTAGGCAGGGTTTCTATTCCCGAAAAAGAAATATTGTTAGGTGCTTTGGATCTTAAATCTTCTGTGATGTAAAAAGGAATATTTATACCAAATACTTTTCTGAATATTTCTGTTACTACATATTTACTTTCCATTATCCGCCAATATTAATTACACTGTCTCTTAAACCGTCAGCTAAATAACTAACCACCTTATCTGCTAAATCACGAACATTCGTGTCTTTCGATACACTGAAATTGTTTGTTATGTTTAAAGTCTGTACGATAGATCTTATACCATTTGAACCACTCCCAACATTTAAACCCTCACCAGTTCCTGCTTTACCGCCTTTCTTTTTTGTTTTGTCATCGGGTGCAACCGCGCCCAATACATCGGGTTTATAATTTAAATGGGCGTTTACACTGCTTGGTGCTTTTTCTTTTTCTTTGGCTTTTTGTTTAGCTGTGTATTCTTTACTTGCCAAATCGCCTTTTTGCATGGCACCGTTCCAACCGTTTTTAAATTCCGATGCTGCTTTAGCACCACTTTTAACACCCATTAGATCTGTTACGGCATTTTTACCTGTATCCCAGGCTTTTTGCCATTCACCCTTAAATAAGTGACCGATTGCCTTTGCAACTCCGGTAAGACCGGATAACAATTCTTTAAATCGGTTTACAACGTAGTCTTTAATAACATTACCGAATAATTTCATTGCTTCCCAAGCCTTAAAAATTACTGTACGGAAACCTTCAAACTTCGTCCAACACAAGGCGATTATCGCTATTAATGCCGCAACACCTGCAATGATTAACCCGACAGGGTTTGCCGTCATGGCTGCGTTAAGCAACCATTGTGCTGCTGCCTGTGCTTTTGTGGCAATTGTCTGTATCCAGGTTACTTTAGAAAGCATTTGCACAATTGGTATCGCACTGCTGACAATCATAAACATCGGCATCAACTCCCTTGAATAAGTAGCAACATTCCCGAACATTTGCCCGGCACTTGTACTTAAATCACTTATCCAACTTCTAAAACCACTTGCTGAACGTTCAACAGCAGGCAATTTGGTTAGATCCAAATCCATTGTACTTAAAGCTTCAACAAATTTTTCAGTAGCATCTTCACCCGCACCTTTAAAAATATCAGCCATTACCAACTGTCTAGCCTGTGTACTAGCAGTTTTCATTTTTTCGCTTATCAGTTTTATGGCATCCATTGATGTTTTACCTTCAATATCTTTAGGTGTCAATCCAATTCCCGCCAACGCATCTACCTGTGGTTTTTGCATTTCGCGTAAAGCCATGTTAGCTTCTTTCATCGAATCAATAGCTTTGTCATTGAAAACCCCCATTTTATTGGATTGAGAAATAAAAGCGATGTATTGCCTTTGTGTCATTCCCAACTGTTTTACAAAGCCTTGATATTCGAATAACTGATCTGTATAATTACCATTAGAATTGGCAGCCTTATCGTAACCTTCCTTAATTAAATCAAGGTTTTCAATTAAACCACCTCCGTTAAATTGCGTCATTGCATTAGCAGAGCGAAGCAATCCCATTGGATCTGCACCTTCAAGTTTTTTCAACTTCATAGCTTTTGCAACAAACTCATCCAACGCTTCACCCTGTAAACCCGTTAACCTTTGAACTTCTGTAGAGTAATCTTTAATATCGGCTGCAAAGCTCATTGAATCATTTGCTTTTTGCATCAATTCAATACCTTGGTTAATTCCGGTAATTGTATCCTGCCAACGAGCTTGTTTTTGGGTAAATTTTTCAACTGCACCTGTAAGTGATATTACATCCTGTTCAGCACCGTGTAGAGAAACTCTGTATTGTTCAACTTTTTGTTTAGCTTTTTCGTAAGCTTCTTGTGCTTTTAATTTTTCCTGTCCGGGTGTTGCTTTTTCGTAAGCCTGTTCAAGCTTCTGCAATTCATCTTCAAGTTTCTTTACACTTGTTTTAGTATCTTTAAAATGCTCCTGGGCTTTCCCTAAAGCTTCCTTTGCTTCCTTTTCGGTTCGTGTAATTGAGCTTGTAACATCATCCATTGCATCACTTAAAGAAGTGGCACTTTTAAAGGCATTTCTCATTGGCTTCGTCATTTTGTCGACTAGATCCAATATCCATGATGTTGTTACCTGATTACTCATAATTTTATTAATTGCAGCACTTCAATAAGTGCTTCTTTGTACGCGTTTTTTCTTATGTTTTCAACATAGATCCACTGTTGGTATAACTTGTAGTATTCTTCGTCTGTCAATGTTTTTGGATCCATATTAAAGTGGACGCGTATAATTGCATCCACTTTATCATATTCAAAACCATCGGTTCTTTCTGTCGTGGGATCTAAGAAAAAACCCGCTACAGCTTTTTTACTTCGCTTTTTGCAGTGTGTACAAGTTTGCCGATTTCGGTTAACAATGTGGTGTAGATTGCCCCGTCATGCTCATAAGCTTCTTTGTCACCGATAAGAACCAAACCAACCATTAATTTTTCAATAGCCGAAATATTCTTTTTTTGCTCGTATTCCGATATCGCCTGCATTACGCTGCGGTTTGGTTTTTTTACCAGGTATTCATATTGGTACCCATCATCGGTAGTTACGATCACTTCGCGAAGATTTCTTTTACCACCAACCTTTGCTGCTTCCTGTTCTATATCAGAATCAGTATGAAGCTTAATTATTTGTTTATTCATCTTAAACTACATTCCAATCAATATGTGAAACAATCAACTCATGATCTACTGCAATAGAACCGTCACCCTGCGATACATCGACACTATTGTTTGTAAATTCAACATTTCTGATAATATGAAACTTAATTACACCGTCAATCTCGTACTTAACAGGAATATCAAAAGGCGCAACATCCTGTAAACGCTTTCCTGGTGGTAATGAATTTAATAAAGCATCATTTTCTTCTTTCAACAAAGTAATTGAAGCTTTAGCCTCATAATTACTTCTACTTCTGCCAATTGGCATGTTTCCGGCACCGTAAACGTTTTCTTTGGTTAAAGTATCATCGTAGGTAATTTTAGTTATTCCTTCAACATCTCTACCCAACATGTTAAATGTGATATTACTCCAACCCTGTACGGTACCGAATTTATTTACAATTAATGTTTCCATCTTAGTTTATTGAATTGGTTAAACCTAACGACACTTCGAACTCATGTACAATACCGTCCATAACTACCAAAGCTTTTACCTGTACTGGTGATGTACTATTAACAACCTGTTCACGGTTGATCTGCAAATCATAACCCGATATTTCACCGTTATTCTGCATTGTCTTCAATGATTTCTCACCAACTGTTTGCCACTGCATTGCTGTTGTGGATGCAATAAAACCTGTTGTTGGATCTTTCTTTACAACACCTTTTACATAAGGAAGTAAAGCCTGGCGAATAACTCGTGCAGCTTTATTCCAAACACGGTTATTTTCAATGTTGCCGTAATCACTTGCACGTTCAATACAGGTACAGCTATCGGTAAAATACATACCTGCAAAGCCTTCATAACTTGCAACGGCTGTGTAACCCTTGTTAATCAGATCGGTAAGTACCGCTTTGTCAAT